AAGAACACAACATACAATAACACGCCGCCTTAGGCCTTGCGGTGATGATGCTTGTTGCGGTGATGCGGTGATACTTGCGCCTAGTTGCTCAGCACGGATCCTAGGATCAAGGCGGATCAGCAAGGATCAAGATTAATAAAAAAAATGAGGGAAAGAGCTTTATCCTCAAAAACAGAAATATAAACAAAAAGTAAAAAAAAAGTATAACGATGATATAAAAAATATATTAATTAATTATTATTAATTAAAAAAAGAAAGTTAAAAAAATGCTTATATACTATTTTAGGAAATCTCTATTTACTCTGTTTTTAATCTGTATCTATACTTATATGACTTTCTAGTGTAGGTAGTATTATTAGAATATAATAAGAACAAAACGAGAACAACAATAAACTTAGAACAATTATAAACAACAGAAAAAAATACTTTTAATTTCTTTAAAAATAAATTATATTTAATTAACTTTTTTAAATTTAAATCTTTTAAAAATTAAAAGAGTTTAAGAAAGTTAGAAAGTAGAAAAAAGATGAAAAATAAAAACGAGAAAATAATCGAGAATAAAATCGCTTTATCTTTTAGAGAATTTAAAGATAAAAAAATTTTATTTCGTTTATTTAATAATAAAAGAGATAAAACGAAATCTTTTTTTATTTACGAAAAAGCTAAAAATTCGACTACTATCGAATTAGCTTTTAATAACGATTATAGAAAAATCGATATCGAATACGATACGACTAAAAATAATCGTTTTAAAAAAGTTAATTTATTAGTCGATATTAATTCGTATCTAGATAAAAATAAAAAAGACTTATATCTAGATTTAATAAATTCGAATAAAGAATTTATTAAGACTAATAAAGTTAGTAACGAAATTTTAGAAAATATTAAATATTTCGAAAATAAAGTTAATAGTCTTTAATATTAAAAACTAAATTAAAGCGTCTATATTAATTTATAGACGCTTTTTTTTTATTCTTTTTTTCTCTTTTTTTCTCTTTAATAATTTAAGCTATTTATAAATCGTATTAAGTTTGACGAATTTTAATCGTATTAAGTTTAAAAAGAAATTTCTCTGGCTTAGGGAGAAAGACGTAGAAAGAGTGATGAATGAGTCAAATGTGTATAAATTTTGTGTAGAAAAAAAATTTTTTTTAATTTATATCTTTACAATGTCTTTTTTAAATAGTAGCCTTCCAGCTTTATATTGTAAAATACGCAAGGAGTATTTATATGATTTACGAAAACATCATGGAGAAAGCGAGGACTGTGTTATCTTTGGTCTTACAAGTATACAGGGTCGTGGTCTCCTTTTTAATATCATGCTGGAAAATGGTGCGTGCTTTTGGAGGCTGCCAATTGCTGCCTTCTTTTCTAAGAGTATGGAACGGAAAGACGTGCCCGATATGCCAAACGACTTACTTCAGCTGTGGAATTGCTTTAACTATTATCATTCTGTTAATCATTTTTCTTTTTTATTAGGTCAACGAGCTAAATATTTTGGGAAAGATAAAAAACTTTATAGTGGTGAGTATCTGTTTACCGTTGACTGGTGTCACCCTGATGCCAATATACTTGACACAGATCATTCTGAAATTCCTCAGGAGCATAAGTGCGCTCATGTACTGGAGCTTGACAATGGCAATTTTGCTGCTCAACCTAATAACCGACTATTATGGAACATTAATTCGTTCACTACGAGAAACGAAGTCCCCGACTACAAAGTCCAAACAAACGACTGGAATGTAGAAAATAAGGACTGGACGACCGAGGATACGGATAAATTTTTTTATGAAATAATAGAAAAAAAAGATTAGGTGTTGTTTCAATGGTAGGGAGACTTACTGGAAGCAGGGGCGATGGCGGGCAAAACAATTTTGTTTATATAATATCATAAACAAAATAAAATGAGTTATGTCTATTTCAATTTTACTTCCTACAAGGAAGAGGGTACCCTTAATCAAAAAATGTACAGAATCATTATTAGATAATGCAAAAAATCCTGACAAACTTCAATTACTTTATGGAGTAGATGACGATGATCAAGAAACTATTGATGCTTGTACCGCTATTAAACATCCGTTTAGATCAGTTATAAAGTTTAAAAGATTAGGTTACGAAAACCTACATCAATATAATAATGGCTTAGCTGCATATGCTCAAGGTACATGGATCATGATATTTAATGACGATGCTATTATGCAAACTAAACATTGGGATTTAGAAGTCGATAAGTTTGATAGTAAATTTAAATTATTAAGAGTTCAAGAATCAACTCAACATCCTTATAGTATCTTTCCTATTGTACCCTGGGATTGGTTTAGATGTTTAGATCATTTAAGTTTACATGGACAAAATGATGCCTGGCTCTCAGAGATTGCATATCTATTAGATATAATGCAAGATGTACCTATTAAAGTTTTACATGATCGAGCTGACATTACTGGTAATAATGAAGATGAAATATTTAAATCTAGAGTTTATAAAGAAGGTAATCCAGAAAAAGAAGGTGACCTTCATCATCAAAAAAATGTTAATGCTAGATTTGCAGATGCAAGTAAGATAGCTTGGTATTTAAATAGAATTGGACAAACTTCTTTACATTGGCAAAAAATTGTTAAAAAAGAAATTAAGCCGTTCGAAAAACTAACCGAGAAGTTTGAAGCTTATACTAAAGCTGGCGAAGTAGGACGAGGATTACAAAATGCAAAAAATTCAGATCAAGGAAAAGTTAAAGTCAGCTATTCAGATATACAAAAAGACTAAGGATCCACGAGCTGCAGAAGTAATAGAGCATTTAAATAATATATTATCAACTTCTAAATCAAGAGATAGTTTATTAAATTATGCAAAACATATCTACCCGGGATACAAGGATCCAGCTCATATACAATTAATTGCAAAAAATCTTGAAGCTTTAGAAAAAGGAGAGATAAATAGACTAGCAGTGTTTATGCCACCAAGACATGGAAAGTCTATGTTATGTTCAGAGTTTTTTCCAGCATGGTATTTAGGTAATAACCCTAATGAATTTGTAATTCAATCTACTTATGCTCAAGAACTAGCAGATGACTTTGGTCGTAAAGTTCGTAACCAGATAGCTAGTCCAGATTTTAATAGTGTCTTTCCACAAGTAGGTCTACGTGCTGATTCAAGTTCAGCTAAACGATTTCATACAATGCAAGGTGGAACTTATTCAGCAGTTGGTGCAGGTGGAGCTATTACAGGTAGAGGTGCACACTTACTTATAATTGATGACCCGATTAAAGGTAGAGAAGATGCTGAGTCAGAAACACAAAGAAAAAATTTAGTAGAATGGTATAAGTCTGTTGCTTACACTAGACTGCAACCTGGTGGTAAAATTATTATAATTCAAACAAGATGGCACCAAGACGATTTAGCTGGTCACATATTATCAGAGAGTAAAGAAGATTGGAAAATTTTAGATTTACCTGCGATAGATGATAAAGGTAATGCGTTATGGCCTGAAGCTTATTCTAAAGAAGATTTAGAAAAAATAAAAGCGACAGTAGGTAATAGAGTATGGCAAGCACTTTATCAACAACAACCATCTGGTGATGAAGGATCCATTATTAAAAGAGAGTGGTGGAATATATATGAAGAAAAAAAAATACCTACACTATCATATGTAGTTCAATCTTATGATACTGCCTTTTCTACAAGAAGCTCTGCTGACTTTTCTGCTTGTACTACTTGGGGTGTATTTACAGCAAGAGATGAAGCTAATCAACCTTATGCTGCAGCTATATTATTAGACGCTTGGAAAGAAAGATTAGAATATCCAGATTTAAGAAAACGTGCACAAGATAGTTATGATGAATGGAAACCAGATCAAGTATTAATAGAACAACGAGCTTCTGGTCAATCTTTAATACAAGATATGAGAAGATCGGGAGTACCTGTAGTTACTTTTAATCCAGAAAGAGATAAAGTTTCTAGAACGCATTCAATAGCTCCAATGTTTGAAGGTGGATTAGTGTTTACTTTGGATGAAGATTGGACTAAGAGTGTATTAGATGAATCAGCTTCTTTCCCTTATGGAAAGCATGATGATGTCCACGATACATGTGTACAAGCATTATTAAGGATACGTGATGGATTTTTATTAACTCACCCTGATGATCCAGAGGACGAAGATTATGAACAAAGGAAATACAGTCGTAAAGACAAACATTATTACTCTTGATAGATATAGACCTATTAAAAAAAGACCTATTACTACTAAAGAAGTCGAAAAACTGCAAGATGACGAAGTAGTTAATGCTTTTCATGATGCTTGTATCAAAATTAGTGATAAAGTAGATATTAAAGGTTATGCTCTAGTAGCATGGGACGAGAAAGGAGTTCCTTGTATTTCGTGGTCTACTGGCCATAATAAAAACCCTATTAGCGAAATGTTACTTCCGACCTTTACACAATCGTGTTTTCAAGGTATACTAAATAAAAAATTAAGTACAACGGAGGACTTAAATGAGTAAGAATCCATTTACGAAGCAGGCTATTAATAATTATAATACTGAAAACTTTTCAGTTAAAGATGTTAAAGCAGCTAATAAAAGATTTTATGAAAAGTTCCCTGGAGCTATCGAGCCAGCTGCTATGATTAAAAAAGCTATGCAAGATCCAGGTGATGAAGTAGTAAAAGAACAAACAAGACGAGAAAATGAAATGGAAAATTTCATTGGAAAAATAAATATAACTGGAGGAATCTACTAATGACAACTACACAGAAAACTACTAGAACACCTGTTCAGTACAATTCAAGTGGAGCTGCTGCAGGTTTTGGTCCACAAGCTCACCCACCACATATGGACGCTGCTGCTGAAAAAACTATTCAGGACAAAACTAAAGGCAATTCTGATTTTCATGGAGATAATATCTCTTTTATTAAAAAAATTAAAAGAGGTTAATCATGTCGGAAAATAATTATAGAGATATGATTCCAGCATCTGATAAAGATGTTAAAATTTTAAAAGGAAAAAAACCTACACATTCAGGCGAAGATAAAGCTGTTTATGATGTTAGAGAAGCTAAATCTAATTCTTATCATGATACTAACATGAAATTAATTAAAGATTTAAAAAGAGATGCTTAAATGAAAATGACTGCAGGCTCAGGCTCTGGAGAAGGTCGATTACAAAATTCTAAAATGTCGGCACCTAAAAAAAGAAAGGTCAAAAAGAATGTTAAAAGGCAAAAAAAAAAAACTAGATAAGAATAAAGATGGCAAGCTATCAAGTATAGACTTTGCTATGTTAAGAAAAAAAAGGAAAAAGAAAAATGTCAAGAAAAGAAAATGATGATTTTGTAGCAACTAAAGCTG